GTGTTTACAGATGCTGCATCAGAGGCAGCGGTTCGCACTGCTTTTGACGCTCAAAGAACAGCGGGAACATTCGTTGATTTTGATGTGATCATTCCAGACTTCGGAACATTCGCTGGCCCAATGATGATTGCCACGCTTGAATATGCGGGTGAGTATAACGGCGAAATCACATATTCATTAACCCTTGAGAGCGCTGGAACCTTCGCGTTTACGGCGGCTTAAAAATGAGTTGGCTCAGTGTTGAAATAGAGGTTGATGGCTCAACCATTTCTGGCTGGGCCAAATCAAACTCTCAAAACGAATTTGCAGTAGCTTTCTCCTGTGGCCTTGAGGTGGGTGGACATTTCAAGGCTGGGGGGAAATCATATATTGCAGAAACCGTGACCGATGTATTAGATCGCGGAGAACAACTTCTAATAGGTGGAAAGGAAGTGAAACATGACAAACCCAAATCGCGGGGAAATGCTCATAACGCTGGGCGAAAAAACTTGGAACTCAAGGGTGACAATGGACGGGCTGGCGAGGATTGAGGCATTTTGTGGATACGGAATTATCAAAATTCTAGGAAAGCTCACTGAGGGCGATCTTACCACAACAGAAATTTGCGGCATAATTCATCCGATTGTGAAGGGTGGCGGCAATGATGTCTCCATGAAGGATATTCAAAGGGCGGTCTGGGATGCTGGGCTGGCTGATGCAATGCGGGTTTGTGGTGAGGTATTAGCCTCTGCCCTTAACGCGGGGCAAGACGAGGGAAACGAAGCAACGGCGGGAGCAGCGTAGAGAATTTCCCTTGGGCTGATTTCATGCAAATCGGTCTGGGGAAAATGCAGATGAGGCCAGATGATTTTTGGAACATGAGCCTTGTTGAGTTCTATGCTGCTTTAGAAGGTTTTGCAGAGTTCAATTCTGGGGGAGCGCCGCCGCCCCTTCATAGGGATGAGCTAGAGGACTTAATGGAAAGGTATCCAGATTAATGGCTACAACAGTTGATACCCTTCTAGTCCGCATTGAAGCGGATATGTCTGATTTAAAGCGGTCTTTGGATAAGGTTCAAAGAGACGTTGACAGATCAACAAACAAGATGGGCAGCGCCTTCAAGACTTTGGGCAGGGGCATCACTGCTCTAGCTAGTGGCGTTGTGGTTGCTCAACTTGGTAGGGCGGGTATGGCCGCAATAAATTTCGCCAGTGATGTTGGTGAAATGCAATCAAAGTCAAAGGTTGTTTTTGGTGCTTTTAGGGATGATGTAGTTTCGGCGCTTGATGATTTTGGTCAAAGCGTAGGAAGGTCTGTTTTTGAACTTGAGGGAATGGCCTCAAGCATTCAAGACACTTTTGTTCCAATGGGCTTTGCAAGAGGCGAGGCTGCAAAGCTTTCTGTTGAGCTTACAAAGCTGGCTGTTGACGTTGCGTCATTCAACAATGCAAGCGATACGGAAACAATGGAAGCGTTCCAGAGCGCTTTGGTTGGGAACCATGAGACGGTTAGGCGCTTTGGGATTGTCATTACAGAAGCAACCTTAAAGCAAGAACTTATGCGGATGGGTATAACCAAAGCCGCCAAAGATGTTTCAAACGCTGAAAAGGTTCAAGCTAGATTAAACCTTATAATGGCGGGAACGAGTGACGCTCATGGGGATGCGGCCAATACCGCAGCAAGTTTTGCAAACCAAATGAAAGCTGCACAGGCTGACGCTCAACTTTTAGCCAAGGAAATAGGCGAAGAACTTATGCCTATGGCGCTCAGTTTAGTTGGTGTGTTTAGGGAGGTTACGCAAGCCATTTTAGACGCGGGTATAGCTATGGGTATTTTTACCGTAGAGCCAGCGCAAAAATTGAGGGTGGTTAATAAAGAGATTTCAAAGCTAAACGAGGCTTTTACCGTCATGGAGGCTATGCAGGGCCGTCTGGGTTCTGATGGTATCCAAGGGCAAATGGCGAATTTGCTTGATAGCTATGGGGGCGTTGATGAGGCGCGTGAAGCACTTAACAGGCTAAGGGGCGAAAGAGATGAGTTGCGGGCCTCTATTGATGAATTAAACGCTGCGTCAGAAAAGGCCAAGAAATTATCAGAAGGAGCAAGCTCTGGCCCAGTCACCGCTCCCGATCTTACACCTACGCCGCCAAAGCTTCGCACAGACCAAGAAGTTTTGGATGCTATGGTAAAGCAGCGGGGCGAGCTTAAAGAACTTAGAAAAGAATTTAACCTTAATATAAATATGGAAAGAGACCTTGCGAGGGCGATTGAAACAAAAAATGAACAGCGCGAATTTGATTTAAGGACGGAACGCGCTCATTTAGAATTAAAGAAGCAATTTCCTGATCTTGATGCTGCCGAGCTTGATATGATGGCTTTGACCATAGCGCAAAGAGATCTTAATGTTAGAAAGCTTGAACAGCAAAACAAGGCCGAAGAAGAATATGCAGCAAACAAACAAGCAAGAATAGATGCGGGCCTTGCTTTTGTTCAGCAACAGGTTGACGCGGATTACAACCTTACACAAAGCCAAGAGGCTCTCAATGAGGCTAGGGCGGCGGGTGCAATAAGCGCAGATGAATTAGCCGCAGCAAATGCCCTTCTTGGACTTGAGACGTTGAGGCTAAACCCTATGTTTGAAAGCTTCGAAAGCGGGGCTATTGGTCTTGCGGATGGCGTGTCAAATGCTTTCGCAGATATGGCAATGGGCGCGAAGGTTTCACTGCAAGATTTTGAAAATATGTTCAAAGATTTTGTGAAGCAAATGCTGGCTCAAGCTATCAAGCTTTTAATTGTTAATGCAATCTTGAGGGCGCTTGGTGTTCCCTTGCGTTACGATGGATCGGGTTTTAAGGCGGGGGCTGGTGATGCCTTTGGGGGCGCTGTACCACAAGCCTCTGCGGGCGGCGGTGCAATGTCTAGGGGCAGACCCTATCTTGTAGGAGAGCGCGGCCCAGAGCTTATTATTCCAGCCTCATCAGGAACAATTAAAAACGCCCACGATACCAGAAACGCCATGAAGGGCGGCGCTACGGTAGTCAATCAAACTATCAATGTTGAAACTGGGGTATCTCAAACGGTTCGCGCTGAAATGCTTTCGTTGCTGCCAGTCATAAAACAGGATACACTGGCGGCGGTCGCGGATGGAAAACGGCGCGGCGGCTCATTTGGACAGGTTCTTTCGTAATGGCACTTATCACAATGCCCAGCACCCCAGCGTTCTCAGCGTCCACTTGGTCGATCAAGCGGGCCGTGGCGCAAAGCAGAAGCCCATTTAGCGGCCATGAGCAGGTCTATGAGTATTCAATGGCATGTTGGCAAGCAACTGTTACTTTGCCCCCTATGAAGCGCTCTCAGGCGGGCGCATGGCAAGCCTTCTTTTTGAAGCTGCGCGGGCGGGCCAATACGTTTTTGATGGGCGATCCTGACGGGCAGTCAAATATTGGCACAGCCACAACGGTATCGGTTACAAGCGGAACCCATGCAATCGGAGACACTACTATTCCCCTGACCCTTAACGGCACTTTGAAGGCTGGCGATTATGTGCAGTTTGGAACCAGCGCCACATCTCAGCTTCATATGATTGTTGCAGATATGTCAGGAACGGGAACCGCTACAATCGAGCCATCGTTAAAAGTAGCAATTAGCGGGTCTACATCTGCCTCAATATCTGGTACAACGGCGGTAATGAGAATGGATAGTAACGATCTGGGGTGGGATGCAGATCATGTTAGCAAGTACGGCTTCTCATTTAGCTGTACGGAGGCCTTATGAAATTGAGTGACGCAATACTTTCTCCCGCTGTTGCCGCTGGCATAGCTATTGTTGCCGCATTGGGCGCGATTTTAAGGTTTGTATTTACCAACCAAAAAAAGATCGCTGTTCTTGAGGCTCGCTATGATGACATCAAATATCTTCTCAAAGAAATGCGCGATGAGCAAAAAGAGCTTAGACGCGACGTTCAGAATTTAGCCCGCAAATAAAATGTGATATGGTGGGGGCATGATTTGCGCCCTAACTTCAATCGCTTTTGGAATGTATCCCTTTGGGGTGATGTTCAAGGCGTGTCGTTATGGATGCCCGCCGCCTTCGTTTTATTACCATTACCCAAAGGTCATAAGAATAATCCCAGAGGCAGATTGCCCTCGGTATGTAATTGTGGGGCGTGATACATGATTGATCCATTTACAGCGCTCGCGGCCGTAAAATCTGCGGTGGCAGCGGGCAAGGAACTGGTCAACGTAACCAAACAAATCGGAGAGTTCTTTGATGGCGTAGATGATTTACGCGCAGCGCATGAAAAAAAGAAGAACAGCCTTTTTTCTGGTTCAGATGAAAACGCTATGGAAACCTTTGTCAATTTGCAGAGGGCCAAGGACGCCGAGGAGGAGCTTCGTCAGATCGTAATTGCAACCAGAGGTTTTAGCGCATGGGGTGAATTGCAAGCTATACGGGTGCAAGCAAGGAAGGATCGTAAGGCAAAAGCGGAAGCGGAGAGAAAACGAAAGGCAAAGATGGTTGAGCGCATCGTTATTTATGGCGGTGCAACTATCATTGTGACGATTATGCTTGGAATAACGATTGTGATCATTCTGGCAAAGCAGGGGCGAATTTAGGGTCCAACAGGAGCGATAAAGGGTCCAACGGGTCCAACGGGTCCAATAGGGCTGACAAGGGGACCAAAGAGGGCAAAGGGGGCAAAGGGGGCCGACAAATAGGCCCAACAGGCCCAAAGGGTCCAACTGGGCTGATAAATAGGCCCAAAGGGTTTAACAGGTCCAACAGGTACAACTGGACCAGAAAAAAGGCCCAAAGGGGCCAAAAGGTCCAACAAACAGGCCCAAAGGGGCCAAAGGGGCCAAAGGGTCCAACAAACAGGCCCAAACGGGCCAAAGGGGCCAAAGGGTCCAACTGGACCAGAAAAGGGGAAAATAGGGCCAAAGGGTCCAACAAACGGGGCCAACAGGTCCAACTGGACCTTTAAAGGGGCCAAAGGGGCCAAAGGGGTTAAAAATGGCAGATGGTTTAAGTGGAATAGGCTCTATGCCCTTCAATGTTGGGTCACACATTCATGAGCAAACGAGGGCGCGTGAGGCTATCGAAACACATTTGGCAGAGCAACGGGTGGAAAAAGAACACAGGGCCAATCACAGTCATTTAGAGGCGTTAGCAAAGCAAACATTGGACTTGCAGCAAAGTTATGATAGATTTGGGCGAAAGACTACAGCGGATAGACCGCAGGGAACTAAGCTAAACATAGAGGTTTGACATGGCAAACACGTTTGAAAAGATCCTTCAATATCGCCTGATGCCCCGCATTATGATGTTCGTCATGATGGTAATGTATATCAAGGTAATAAATTGGGGAATGAGCCTCGAAGATTTAAGTACGCAACAATCTGCAATGATTTCAGTTGTCAGTGGCGCTATGACTGGCACGATAGCAGTGTGGCTTAGTTCAGAAAAATGATACAAGCATTCATAGGCCCAATAGCAAACCTCGCGGGTAGCTGGTTGCAGGGCAAAGCGGATAAGACCGCAGCGGAAGCAAAGTTGAAGCTCACTGAGGCAGAAACCAAATCCAAGATACTTCTCAGCGAAAAGACAAGCGTTGCGGATTGGGAGCGCATCATGGCGCAGGGAACCCAAAACTCATGGAAAGACGAATATCTTGTTTTGCTTTTTTCTTTGCCCCTGATTTTATGTTTTACTGGAGAGTGGGGGCGCAGCGCTGTCGCTGATGGTTTCGCTGCATTGGAGAAAATGCCAGAGTGGTATCAATACACTTTGGGCGTGATCGTAGCGAGTAGCTTCGCCGTGCGATCTGCAACGAAGTTTTTTAGGAAATAAAAATGGCAGATGTAAAGGTTCCCTTGGCGCTTGTCGCTGCAATGGTCGCTCAAGTTATCGCTGGAACTTGGTATTTCGCAGAGCAATCCCACAAGATTGACGTTCTGGTTGAGAAATTAGCCATTCTGGATGAGGTCGTTCTTACGCTTGAGGCTGACAATCAAGCGCTCATAACCTTTGCAACCTTCACAGAGAATAAATGGGCAGAGGCTTACAGCGAAGATTTGACTTACGTCAGAACATTTGGAACGAAGCCCGCACAGGAGAATTAAAATGACCTTAGCCATGCAAAAGCTGCAGGAGCGCATAGGAGCCGCAACAGACGGCTCTTTTGGCCCCAATACCGCAAGGGCCATTACAAAGCACTTTAGCCTCTCAGCGGAGCGCTCAGCGCATCTACTGGGTCAAGCATCTCATGAGAGTGGTGGATTTACTCGCGTTTGCGAAAGCCTCTACTATAGCTCTCCCGATAGGATTAGAAAGGTTTGGCCTACGCGTTTCAAGACCGTGTCTGATGCCGAGCCTTATGCAAGAAACCCAAAAGCACTAGCAGATAAGGTTTACAGCAACAGAATGGGAAATGGAGAAAACGAAGGGAGTGTTTTCATCGGGCGAGGATTTTTGCAGCTTACGGGCAAAGATAACTATCGTTCATTCGCTTCTGACATGAGGCTCCCAGAGGTCATGACAGATCCGTCTTTGATTGAAACCGACTATGCGTTTGAAACTGCTTATTGGTTCTTTGAGAAAAATAAACTTTTCAAAATAGCCGATGAGGGCGTTGATACCAACACAATAGAAAAGATAACCAAGCGTGTAAACGGTGGGTATCATGGCCTCCAAGATCGAATGGACCAAACAAACAAGATTTATGGCTGGCTGACTTAGTGCCATTTTTCGTTGAGATTGGGTCTTGTGATTTTGACACCTGTTTGCCTCTAGCCAAAAACGGCTGGCGTCTTTCTT